TATAAGAAATTAAAGGGATACTCCCGTAGTTTCGCCCTTTAATCTTATAAATACTATTATGCTTCCGTAGTGTACGGTAATTCTCCTTGAACAGCAGTAAGCTTTACTGTAGCCCCTACCCCGTCTTCCATAACAGCCCCTGAAGAAGCTTCTACGGATTCTAAGAATAATCCAAATTTAGAGTGAAGATAATTCCCTGAACCTTCGTGTGTTCCTAGTATATTATCCCAACCAACTAAAAAGTTGTTAGTTATATTGTGTGCTTTAGTAGCCATTTCTACTTGACCCATTAAGCATTTACCTACAAGCTGTTTTAGTGCGTTAAATTCAACTTTACTTATTCCTGGAATATAACCCTCGATAGAAATAGTAGCTAAAGCTAATCCTTTTTCCTGAGAAAGAGAAACATCCATTTTACCTGTTCCTTGAGCAAATTTATAAATCCCAACATTTGTTGGGGTAGTAGGTAAGTCAAAATCAGTTATAACACCTGTTCCGACTGTTCCATTTGCCGAGTCAGTAACTGCGTGTCCTGCAGATAATTGCTCCCACAATCTTACTTTTATGATTCCTCCTACCTTATCTTTACCACCTTGAAAGGCGGTAACTAAACTTGTTAATGCCATTTTATTTTTTTTTAAGTATTAATTATTAAAATGTAGCAGGCAAGTGAACTTGCTTGCAAGTAAACGTAAGAGTACAACCATTTTGGTCTGATAGACTTGAACCTGTAGCAACCTCTAATCCTGACATAACCATAGGAAATTCAGTAGCTGAAGCTGAATTAGCTGTAGATTCTTCCCAACCAACTAAATAAACAACACCATCCCAAGTAGTTACTTTACCCACTAAAGGAGCGTCAAGTAAAGATTGTAGTGATTCTAATTTGTCATTTGTGATTTTAGGAATATACCCTTCTATTGTGATTGTATTTACAGATAAACCAACCAATTCGCTAGAAGAAGATATAGTCATATTTGCGCTTTCTTTTTCAAACTCAATAACTCGACCTGTACCTATAGAACCTGCAGCTACATTCGTTGCCGTTGTGTAGGTTATATTTTGACTGCCCTCTGCGTAAGAAGCTACCTCGATAGATTTTACCCCACCTTTTCCAAAGTGGTCTGCAGCTCCTACTGATATTGCTGTTAATGCCATTTTATTTTTATTTTAAAGTTATAAAAAAAGGGGAAGGGAAGAACCCCACCCCTCTTATTAATTTATATAATATACTACGCTGAAACGATTTGGTCAGGAGTAAATGTAACACATAAATCAGGATTTGTCAAAGCAACACCCGTCATGTAAGATATTCTAAATCTGTAAGCTTTGTTATCTAAAGAATACCATTGCTCAACTTGAGTTGAATCAAAGTCAGTACCTACAACAAAAGCGTTACGACAAGTAAGCATTGCAGCGTAATTCTCAGCAGCGTGACCCGCAAAAGGAAGTTTAGCATGACCTGAAGCCGCAATATGCGAATCCCAATCTCTACGAACCTCAAGAGGAATACCTCTAAAACTCATCTTAGCACCGTCAGTAACAGCTCCGTAACCCGCAGCAGCGTATCCGTCAGCTTCTAAAGTTGCTTGATAATCATCAGCAATACTGCCTGTAACCATAAATACTCGACCTTCTGCGTCTAATAACTCAGCAGGAGCAGCATTGTACATAGCCTTTAAAATTTCAATACCTTTACCTGCAACTAAAGCAGCATCATTAGTTAAGCCTGAAACATCAGTTGAATCAAGAACTGTAGCAGCTTTTTGAGCAGAATCTTTAGCGTCAAAAGAAGCAACGAAAATACCGTCATAATTATTAACGAATCCAGCAGAATCTGTTAAGTGAGCGCCACTCATAAACATTTGCTGATTAAAATCATAAGCAGCACCTTTACCAAGAAGCTCTAATAAAGCTTGTTTAACAATAGTTCCGTCAATATTATCATAATCAACATTTGAACGCATTAAATTACCTTTAATCTTACCGAATAACAAGTTTGCTTGAAACTGAAGCTCAATTTCCATTCTTGTAGGGTCGATTGTAATCCCTGAACCAATAGTCGCAGAAGCTCCTGCAAATGCAGCGCCTGCATTAAAGGTTGTAGTATTACCATTTAATTTACCGAAATTATCAATAACGGTTTTTCCTTTAATATCAGGAATAACGTCCATATAAGACATCCAATCTCCACCCAAAAATAAAGGGGATATGATGTATTTATTAACGTCATAAGCGTCTACATTAGGTAGACTTGTTTGTGAATAAGCCATTTTTTTCTTTTTTAATTTTTATTTATATTTTACTTGAATAAACTTTTACCTAACTCATTCCAAGCGTCAGAACCTGAAGGCTTGCTTACCGAAACATTTGTTTCTTTTTCAGCTAAAGTAACTGAAGGTGTAGCTTCTAGTTTTGAAATTCTTTGAGTCATTGTCTCAAACTGAGTTTTAAACTCTTCCTTAGATTCATTTGACTTTTCTTTTTGAACACTTAGTTTCTGAGATAAAGAATCTCTTTCTTCAGTCAATGCATCTAATCGAGCCTTTAAGTCATCTACATTAACAGCCTCTTCGGTTGCTACTGTTTCTGTCTGTGCGGCAGGCTCTGCTTGCGCCGTTTCCTCTGTCTTACCTACTATTAGGCTTTTGATTTCTGTGAACCAATTTTTCATAGTTTCTTCGTTCATTTTACTCTCTGTTTTTATTTCTTCGTTTCCGAAGGTGGTTAATATATCCTCTGCTGTTTTGTTTTCGAAGCCACTCATATCGTACTTAGCTACAATATCCATTTTACCCGCAACGCTATCAACAAAGCCCATCTCTTTAGCTTCGTCAGCACTAAGCCAAGTTTCAGCATCCATCATAAACGAAATCTTTTCCTCGTCAAGATTACTTCTTTTAGAGTATACATTAAGCATAGTTGCCTCAACTTTCTCTAAAGCGTTTATTTGTCTTCGCATCTGAGACTTATTACCGAATACATTACTCATAGGAGAATGAATCATAAACAAGCTGTTAGACGTCATTTCTATGCTGTCTGCTGCTAAAGCTATTACTGTAGCCATAGACGCTGCCAAACCTTCTATTTTTGCCGTTACCTTACCTGTGTAGTTCTTTAACGCTGTATAGATTGCTTGCCCTTCGAAAACATCTCCACCTGTACTATTAATGTGGAGGGTAATATCTTTTCCTTCTAAACCTTTAAGGTCTTGCAAAAAGCTTTTAGCGGTAATCCCGTGAACACCTATCTCATCGTAAATGAAGATGTCTGTAGACTTACCTTTAGCTTTTGCCTCTATCGGATTGATAGCATACCAAGACTTATTTTCGTAGATATTTTCCATAATACAAATATAGTTAATTAATTTTATATAGTGTTGCCATTGATTGACACTTTGTTCTTCATATAATCATACACTACTCTTTGAGTTTGCCTGATAGATATTCCGTACTTTTCTGATAAGTCTATAAATATATTTTTTATAAGCTCAGAATTGTTTTTAGTTAAGGCTTCGTCAAAGTCAGCCCTAATTAAATAGTTTCTAACTAAGTTGTTATTAAGTAAACCCTCATTGTATAGAGAGTTCACTACTTCGGAAGAATCTAATTCGCAAAGATTTGTTATTCTTTTTATAAGTTCCTGTTTCATATTTAAAATCTAGATGAAGATTCAATTACTTTTAATCTATTCTCAGTTTCTCTTAATGCTTCCACAGGCAGAACTACATTTGTGTTTCTACCAACAGCAGCCCCGATAGCGTTGTAGTCTATGAATCCTGAGTTACCAAAGTTAGGGGATGAAAACCCTATTCCCCCACCTGCTTGATTCATTGCACTTAAAGCACCTCCAAACATAGCCGTACTCCTTTTGTTTATAACAGCTTCGCCACCTTCTAACTCTACCACTCTACCGCCAACCGCAAACTTCTCTCCACCTCTTGAGTGAGAGTTTCCGTGAACCATACCACCGTTAGCAAACTTCTGAGATTTTATTGAGTCTACATTAGCAGCATATCTACCTAGAGCTAACGCAGCCATAATTGAATATTGAGCACCACCCGCAGCACCAAACGTAAATGCGTTCCCAGGATTAGCTGCTGCTTGAACAGCGATATTAGCAAGCTCTTGAGCTAGACTTATTCTAGCTAACTTTAATTCGTTTTCTTTTCTTAGCTTAAAAGACTCTTTTTCTATAGCGTCTTTTCTTTTCTTGGCAACTCTATCGTTTATAAGCCCGTCTTGATTAGCTTTATCATTAGCCTCTGTTTTCTTATCTAAAATTCTTTGTTGGTTAGCAAGCTCAACCTCTGCAGCTTTTCTTGCAGCATCAGCTATTAAGTTTATGCCCTCTATCGCAAACTTAACTTTTTGGTCACGTTTACTTTTTTCAGTTTGTTCATTAAGTTTAGATAACTGCTCCTCAGCATTTGCTTTCTTATCTTTAAGTTTTTTTATAGTTTCATCACTCTTTCTTTCTGTAGAATTTATTAACTCATCAAAATAAGCTATGTCTATTTTTAACATTTCCCTTCTAAACTCTGCGTTAGTAAGGTTGTTTTCTTTCGCTTCTCTTTTAGCTTCAAATATCTTTGTGTCAGCAACCTCTGTAGCTAATTGAGTTTGCATATCGTCATACTCTTTACTATTAGAGCGCTCTACTTGCAGCCTTTTTTTCTTTATAGATAACTCAGCTTTAGCAATTTCATCTTTTATTCTAGCTAACTCAGTTGCATCTTTAATGTTGTTTAAGTAATACTTTTGCTCTAAACCTCTAAATGAATCTAGTTTTGTTTCTAGCTTTTCTAATTCTATTACGTTAGCGTATTCTCCATCTTCAAATCCTTGAGCGTCTAAATCTTGAAGCTCTTTCTGTAAAGCTAATCTTTGATTCCGTTCATCTTTATTGTAAGCTATTCTATCATTTGCTTTTCTATCATCAATTGTTTTTTTATCAGCAGCAGCTTTTGTATCTACAGCAAGAATTTTTGCGTTGTAATCTTTGTAAGCGGTTATAAATGTAGCGTAACCAAGGTCAGTCATACCCGATAAAGCAGGGTTGAATTCTCCTTTTTTATTTCTAGCCTTATCTATATTAGCATTAAAAGAATCTGCTTGTGCTTTCTGCTCATCAGTAAGCCTTGTATTGTTTCCAGGGTTTCCAAATCCATACATAATACTATTTAGCTCACTAATCTCAGGGGCTACTCTTTTAATCTCTGCTCTAGTATCTTTTAAAGCTTGTTCAGCATTTCTCCTCAACATCTTTTTGTAAGTTGAAGTTTGACTAGTAAACGGGTTCATTTTCTCGTAAAAACTTAACTGTTCGCTAGCTAGTATCTCCATACTCTTAGTCATTTCACTAACTAATTCTCCAAAGAACGAAGAGTCCCCTATAGATATTTTAAAGTTTTTCCAAGAATTACCAAGCGTGTTTAACTTAGTATCCATAGAATCCATTAATTCATTTTCAGCTCTAGTTAAATTACTAGCCCTTAATGTTTCATCATTTAGTTTTGCTAGAATATCGTGATATTGGTCTGCGTTATCCCCCGCAACAGAAAATACAGCGGTTAGACCACGAATATTACCAAACATAGCTTCTATGTCAGCAGGATTATCTTTAAACGCTTTATTCAACCTTTTCATTGTTTCAGTAAAGCCTACCGCTTTAAGTTGAGCAGAACCCATAGGTATTCCTAGCTTTATGAATAAATCTCTAGCTTGAGCTGAAGGTTTTTGCATTTGAGCTAAAGCAGCACGAATAGCTGTAACTGACTTTGCGGCATCTAAACCCGTTCTAGTAGTAACAGAAAGAGTAGCTCCTAACTCCTCAAGGCTAACTCCTGAAGATGCAGCTAAAGGTAAAACAACCCCTAAAGACTTAGATAATTCTTCTACAGTTGTTACACCATATTTTTGAGTTGTAAATAGTATTTCAGCAACTTCCCTTGCTTTATCTGAAGATTCTCCGTAAGCGTTTAATGCTGTAGTAATACCTAGTGTTGCAGACTTCAAGTCAGTAACACCTGCCATTGCTAAAGTAGACGCCTCTCCTAAAAACTCGATAGCCTCTCCTCCTTTAATCCCTGCGGAAACAGAGTTGAACATAGCTTTGTTTATATCTGCTAAACCAAAACCAAACTTCCTACCTATGTCTAAAGCTCCTTGATATAACTTTGGTTGGAGTAAAGAACCCTCATCTCCATTTAATAAGGTTGCAACATTTTTAACTCCTTTTTCAAAAGCGGCAAAATCCTTAACACCTGTTAATAAAAATTGAGATAACTTTCTAAAGGCTTGAATAGCAAGACCAATCGCTCCTCCCATCTTAAGCATACTTGCCACTGAAGCCTTCCCTGCTTTTGTGTTTCTTTTCTTGGCTGTAGTGCTTCTGTCTAAGCTTTTTATATGTGAATCAACGGCTCTTTTTTGCTTTTTCTGAAGTACCGTTAGTTTTGCTATTTGACTAGCTTGAGCTGCGTTTGCAGACTTTTGACCTTTTACTTTATTATTTAAAGCTGATAAAGTTTTGTTTGTAAGCCTTAAGTCTTTCTGATACTCCTTCAGTTTATTTAACCCAACAATATCTAGGTCAATCTGATACTTATCTTTTTTAGTTGCCATTACTCTATATTCTATTCAGTTATTAATAATAATTCTACTTCTGTTGCCTCTCCCGAGAAGTTGTAATCTTTTACTTTGCTTATAATATACTTATTGTTATTTATATAAACTAATCTTCTAAAGTCTAAATTAAAAATATCAAAAGGAGTTAAGTGAACTTTTGCGGTTACCAACTTATCTGCCTTTTTAAGATTGTTAATTAACTTGCTATGATAAAGCTCAGTTAAACTAGAGCCATTAATTGCGCTAGAAAAAGAAAGGTTTGGGTAGCCCGAAGAAGTGTCTGAAAACGAAGCATACTCTCTATAAACCCTAGCGTTATTATCGTCTCCTAAAAATATTCCGCTGTAAGCTTGCAAATCTCCCGAAACATTCAAGAATCGTTTTTCAAGTACATACCTAATAAAATGATTAGGTTCTAATTCAACTAAACCACCTTCATAAGCTAACTTATATCCGTGAGAATTGTTAGCTTCAGGTTTTTGCTCAAGTATATCGGGAGTTAATGTTGAGGATGAGTTCCCCCAAACTTTAGGTAGCCTTATAGATGTGTTAGTTATTTTATTCCAATGTGAAAAGTTTCTAACAATAAACTTGTCAAAATCCATTTCTAAAAAAGAAAATATATTTAATCCTATGACTGTAGGTTCTGATAAGTTGTTTGGATTTATTTGAGCGTGAAAATCTCCAATACCTACTGTTGTTCCACCAACCGTATAAGAGCTTGCACCTTCTCCATCTTCATTCATTTTAAGTATTATGTTAGAGTTACTTACGTTATTTTGCTTAATACTAGTTATTGTAGATTTTTCAGTCCAATCTAATGCTTCCGTAGTTTCAGAATCTAAATCAAAAAAGCTTGAATAAGGTTCTGCCGTAACAACATTACTGTACGGATTGAAAGACCATATTAAGTTAAACATTTTAGTTACATCACTAATAAACTCTAAGCAAGTAGCGTCAGGTAAAACTTCTCTATACGAAACTTTAGGCGTAGCCTCTGAGTTGTAAACAGCCATAGACTTCCCTTTTAGTGGAGAAATGCTTTTGCTTAACTTCATTGAAATATCAAACTCATGAACTGTATAAGTAACAGAACCTAAAGTTTTTTTAGTTGTTATCTGATTATTAGTAGCATTAGTTTTAGAGCCTGTAGAAGTCATTACAATATATTCTTCCCCCGCTTTTAAGTATTGAATTCTATTTAATTCTATTCTTGTATTATTAAGTCTAAACTGCTCAACGGCTGTATTTTCTGCATCCGTGACATCATTCATTATTGACTTTTCTATTAATATAGACGCATCGTCTTCTAAGTCAAATAACTCTGCTCCAAATTTATCATTATTTGCTCCATAAATAGAATCATCAGCATATTGAGCAGGCATCAACATAGTTGTGTAAATAAACTCGCTAGGTTTATGAAGGTAATGTGTAGTGCTAAAGTCTCCTGGACTCCTCCATTCAAAAGACACTTTTGATTGAGTTGAAATCTCGTAGTAACCACTTTTCTTAACAACTATTCTAGACCTTTGAGGACTGTAATCAAGTAAAGGTTGACCTGTACTAGTTGAGTATCCGTGAACTTCAGAAGCAAACGGTCTAGAACCAAAAGTTGAAGAAGCATTGTACAAGTTGTCTTGATTATCAGGATGATACAATCCATTTATAGTCCCCACATTAGAACTGTAAGAATGAGTACCCCCTACATCGCTAAGTATATTGCTTAGTTTTATAGGACACCAATCAACGACATAAGCGTAAATACCAAGAGCAGATAGGATTGATGATTTTAAATAACACCTAAAAGATAAGGCTGTATTAGTACCCTCTCCACTATCCAATATAGTGTAAGAGCTAAGAGTCCCAAGTTCAGTTGTTGCTTCAAATTTAGAGTTTAAAATATCATCCTCGTGTATTCTCATCTCAGGAGCTATAGCCACAAGTTTAGATGTCAAGTCTGTAAATTCAGTAGAGAAATCAGAACTCCACTCGTCTTGATTATTAAAGAAGTTACTATCAAGAGTATATCCTTCTGATTCAAATATTTTTACTAATAAGTTTTTAATTCTAAAAGCAGCTTTTACATTATCAAACCCAACTGAAGCTTCATTTTCCGCATTTCCATTAGTGTCTTGCATTAAATCCCACAAACCATTATCCACCAAAGGGAATACTATCTCATCATCAAGAGATGTAAACTCTTGAGAATCTATAATATTATTACTGCTAACTAAGTAAGTGCCTGACTCTATATCTCTTAGATTTTTATTTGAAATAGGATTTGCCCAAGAACTATTTCCTGTTTTTAAATTAAAAACCAACTCATCAAACCCATTAACACCTAGAGAAGATTCCGTTAAATGTAATTTACCTTGAAATATAACAAGTCCTTTAGACTTTACTAAACAAGGGAAGCCGCTTGAATCAACGAAACTTTTAATAGCATTTATTTCGTTCGTAAAAAGTAATGCTTTTTTATTATTGCTAGTTGCAGGAACTCGAATTGTTTTAGAATAACTACCGCTACTCTTACTTACCTCATTAAAATCTTTAACAGAAAAATTTAAAGAAGTATTAAAATCTTCGTTTAAATCTAAGCTTGTAAATATTGAAGTTGTAGTTGGTGTAGAAATTCTGCAAGTAATCTTGACTGAGTTTATAATCGTGTCTACAATACTACTATTTCCTTTTATTTTTAAAGTTAATGCTTGAATATTATCTGCTATACCCCAAATTTTATCCTCACAATCTATAGTTGTTATTCCTGTAGAATTTACGGTAGTAACTCTATTCGCTGTGCTAGAATAGTTTTCTATAACTTCTATAGTATTTCCTGTATTAATTTTTTTAACATCAATTATGACTTTAAAAATATAAGATAGGCCTGCGTCTGATATATTTGAAAACAAAAGAAAGTCAAATAAACTAGAGTTAATAACGTGTTCCTTTTCGAGTGTTATTACAGGGCTAGCTGCAGCAGGGTTACCTGTTAAGTGGTCGTAACTCCTTACCCTAAAAGCTGCTTCGTAAGGAGAAACTAAAAGTCCTGTATTAATAGTAGTCTCATCTCCATATTTTTCTAAACCTACTACTGTTCCGATATTAGCTCCTATATTTAAAACAACGTAAGTTATAACAGCAGCAGTTGTACCTAGTGCTTGATTGCTATTTTCTTGAACTGTAGCTAACCTTATTCTTAGTTTACCACCTGTAAGCGTTATAGTATGAGAGGTAAGTCCTGCTGAATCTATTTCTGAAGCCTCAGTTCCGTCTCCTGAATCTAAGAATAATGAATCTCCCGAGTAACTTGCTAAGTTAATCTGAATTGTTATAGGGGTGCTTGTATCTGTAATTTCTTGATTTAATACAATGTAAGGAGGCTCAATACCTGCTGAAGTAGCATTATAGTAAAATTGTATTTCATTACCACCTGAAGTCCCTTGACTTATATATGCGTTTTCAGCAGTTTTAAATTCAATAGAAGATACTTGTAATGTTGAGTTTAATAGGGTAGCTCCTGTTATTGAATCTGCAAATATATGCATATCGGTAGAGCCTATTATAAAACTTCCACTTATTAAATTTACAGCCTCTGTTTGATTTAGCTCTGCGTCTACAGCAAAATCATTTTTAGGATTTACTCTAAAAGACTCTTCTTCGTTGAATTTAGGGTTTCCGTTAGTATCGAAGAAATTTATTGTTTGCTGTTTAGAGAGAACAGGCTCTTGAAGAGTGTCTGAAGTGCTTTCTATTTCATCTGAAACAATTTGAGAGCCATTATAATAGTGGTATTTACTAATAAATGTATCGTTAGAAAAGTCAGTTGAAGTTATTATAACATCTTTGTTTGAGCGTACAGCTCCTTCTCCAAGATATGGAGTAAGAGATGTAGAATTGAAAATACTACGATTCCCATTAAAATTTATTATAGGAGTTGTATCACTGTAAAGTCCTGCTACAGCTCTTAGCTTTATATATCCTAATTGAAGTATATCTGAGTTAAAATCTGAGCCTTGTATTTTTATTATTATTTTAAAAGGAGTAAGCGTTTCTTGTAAAGGAGTTGTAAAAAATCCATGCCTAGCCCCCGTAAGACTGCTTAGCCCTGAATTAGTAGTTACTAACTCATTGTATTCTAACTCCTCATTTGTTACACGTACAGAAAACGTGCAAGTAGATTGAATTATATATACTCCTAAATTAAATTCACTTCCTGCTCTAAGGTTGAGTCTAGTCTCAGCTTGAGTAGTGTAAAGGCCTTCTTGATTATTTCCGTTTAATTGTATTAGAGCTGTATTTGTTTGCGTGCTTGATTGTAAAGCATTACCAAAACCAATATAAGGATATGGATTCCAAAAAGTGTGACTATTAACTGCGGGCTCGTTAGTCAAAGATATAGCATTTGAGGTCATAGAGTTTGTATGACCCCCACTTAAAGACCAAGTATTGTCTAGTATTGTGCCTGTGTCAGTAGGGGTACTTCCGTTAAAACCTATAACAAATGAAACCCTTTTACCTATGTCTGATGTAGAAAATATATTTTCAAGAGTCAAAGCTAAAGGTTGCCCAACTCTATTGTGATTTGCATGATTTAAAGATTGAGGTATTTCAGGAATTTTATTGTTAACAAAAAAATCTTGATTATATCCTTCCCATAAGTAGAAATGACCTTGATTGTAAAAATATGCCATTGATAAAGCTAGCAAGACCGCGTCTTGAGACTTAAGCCTAATCAAATCACCCGCAGTAACATTTACAACACTACTAATATTTTCTACAGTTGAAGATTGGTTTGTAGTTCTATAAGAACCAAATTCATACATTAAAGTAGGAGCTTGAGTATAAGGTAGAAGAGTTACATCTCCACCTCCGCTAATATTATTTACAGCAGCAGGTATCCCTGAAAGATTATCAGTAGTACCTATTCTTTCAGCGTGAGTATTACCACTACCACCCAAGTGGCTCATTAAGTTTAAACTAGGAATGATAGCTCCATTATTGCCGTTGTAATAAGAATAACCATTAGTTGTATCGTCTTCGGATAACTGACTACCTGCTGCGTTTAATCCTGAATTTGCTATAGAAGCATTGTAAACAGTCCAACCAACAGGTTCGTAAAAAGAATGATGAGCTGAAGAGTATAAACTATCGGAATCA